TCATTGAATGAAGATTCATTTCCATCAACACTAGTTCCACTAATAGTTCTTATTGTACCACTTATGGAAGTAGAAGAACCTGGAGTAATGATGTCATAAGTTGGAACTATAGAATCATACAGAATATTTTCTGTTGCTCTAACAGCATTTCCGCCAGTAGATGCTTCATTAGAGAAATTAAGTTGCGGCATTCCTGTAGGAGTTCCATCAACACTTCTATCCACTCCATTTGCGGATACATCAACGACAATGTTATAATTGTCAATTTCTATTGGTTCCGCAATAGTATGAGTTTTATTTATTCTTCTTAAAGAGATTCCATTAAGTTCATACTTATAAACGACGTTACTAATATCATGCAACTCTGCAATAGTAGAATCTGTTGCTCTTCCATTACTAGCAATTGAAAGTGAACCAGAACCAACACCATCATAAGTAATAATTTCATTATTTATTTTAATGTATCCCGGATTTGATGCACTTACATCCACACCTTCAAACGTGGTAAAGTTACTAGTGTTTGCTATGCTGACACTAGTAATATCACTAACTGATAATGTCGCAGATAAAGTTGTTGGTTCAATATTAGATCGAACATCACTCAATATCACTTTATTTGTATTGGAGTACATTCCATGATTGAAATGATTTACCCTTATATAGTTTCCAGAATATACACCACCTGTTCCAGTAGCAGTTAATATATCATTAGTTGCTATAGAAGTTAATGTTCCATCATTAGCAAAGTAACTTATTCCAGCGCCCACTGCAAATGCTTTTCCAGTGCCACTAGAACCAAATTCTCCTTGAACATTGGAAACATAAAGTGTATCAACATCTGTTGAAATTCCAGTAATTGTAATTCTCGCATCTTTTCCAGTTGAACTGGAAACAGTTGAGGTCACAATACCAACAACATCGCCTATTTTATATCCATTACCACGATCTTCTTTTGCGGATGCTGCAGCAATACCAGTAATTGCTCCAGTATTAGCATTAATACTACTAATATTTAATTTTAATCCAGAACCACTACTAACTACATTAAAAGTATTTACACTGGAATCTACTACATAACCAGAACCACCTTCAGTTACACCTAATGTTGTTATAGAACTTCCTCTACCAACAATAATTGCAGATCCGTTAGTATTATTAGCACCTGCAAGTTTTCTTCCTGTAGTCAATATTCCGATATTGGCAGAATCTCCGCCAACGGTGGTAATACCAATTGTTCCAGTTTTTGGTAAAGTTCTTGCCGGATCGATAGATAATTTAGAAACATAATCATTACTCTTATCCAATACTGGATTGTAGAAGAATGCTGTTCCTGTTTGAGAAGTAAATTGTGCTTTATAAAGTTTAAATTTGAGATCTTGATACTGATTAGGAGTCCAAATAGATCCATTTTGAGATTTGAATAAACTTCCAAGCGCAAATTGTCTTGAATATATCGCACTTTCTGCATTTGAATTGGGTGGAAGATTAACAGATGCTACAGAAGTTTCGCCCATGGTGGCCGTCCATACTTCATATTCATCACTAGTTGGTGCTAAGAGAACAACAGCGTATTCTCTTCCGGGTGGTAGGAAGATAGGTTCTGGGAATGTTACTTTTGTAGCAATATCTCCTGTATCTGATACTTCAATGTTTTTCACAATGGCACCGTTAGCATCTACAGTTGTAGGTCTTAAAGTGACTGTTTTTCCCAAAACAGTCCTAGTTGGGAATCCTAATTCTGTAGTTCTGACTTGAATTTTAACCGGAGCGTTTCCTTCGTCTATTCTGGCAAAGAAAATATCAACAGCAGTTAAGAATGCTCCATTTATATCATCACTAGTATCAATATCTGATGGTGCTTCTACATTTCCTCCGACAATAAATGTTTGAGCTAATGGATCAGCATACGTTTCGGTAATTGTAGTATCTACTTGAGAAACTGTTAGAGATGCGGATGCTTCAGTTCTAAGGTTTATTGTAGATGTAGTTGTAAGGTTGTCAGTGCGAGTAGTAACTTCATTTTGCCACTGCTCTAAAGAACCTGTAGAACTATAATTTGCTTCTGCAAAAGAAACTGAATTGCTTCCAGGAAGACCTGGATCATTTGAAGCACTAGAAGTAACTTTAAATGTCTTTGTTCCAGTTTGGAGTCTAACTGAAGGGACTGGGATTGCATTTGGATCTCTTATAAAGAAAGATCCTATTAAATCTCCATAGTTATCTGAAATCAATCTAATATCTTTTACATATGCAATTGCGCCACTAGTTTGACCAACTAATCTCATTCCCTGTATAATATAACCAGAATATAATCCCTGTGCTTCTTCAGATAAAGAAGAAGTATCAACGTTGAGAATCTTGGAGGATTGACTATATGTTGAGGGTATAGACTCTGAGTTTACATATGGATTTACATTAAATACTGATGATGGATTATTAAATTCTCCATATTTATGATTTGGTGTAGCAACTCTAAATGAAATGGACGGGCCAATTCCACCTACACCTATAGCAGATCCAACTACTGTTTCTCCAATTACAAAAGAACCATTAGCAGTTCCGTAAGTTGCCAAAGATTCACTATTTGCAATTTCAATTAATTTTGGAATAAAATCAACTCCACTGTTTCCATCAAGAAATTGATAGAATCTTGTGGATGGTTTGAGATTAGATATTAAAAATTCAGTATTTCTAGACCTCATGAATGTTTCATCCGAAGATGAAATATGTTCATTTCTAATACTAATGTCATCAAAACTAATAGTATCAACAGTTGTACTAGAATCAAAACTTGAACTACTGGAACTAAGATTTTGATTTCTTGTACTAGTTCTTGTGGTTGTATTTGTTCGAATTAGTGCCTGTCCCACATCTACTCTGTTGTTAGTGGTTTGACCATCAACCGATACTGTACCTAGATTTAAATTTACACTGCTGGTAAGATTTTGTGTAAGAGTTCTAGATCTATTAGTAGAGGTCCTAATGCTTCTATCTGGAAGTTGAATAGTTCTAACCCAAGTATCAACTGCTGGATTTAATTCAATATCTCCAGTATATACAACAACATGAAATGGATTGACATTTTCTACTGTAGTTGCTATTGGTTGTTCAATCCAATCTATTTCGTCATACTTTAAGGTTACAGAATCTCCAGTTTTTTGGACATTTGGATCTAATAAATCAAAATTACTAGTAAAATCCAAACTTTGAGGTACAATATCATCAATTTGTACAATTTGTGATTTGAGAGAATTTCTACTAATGATTGGTATTAATTCTTCTGCTGTTGGATTGATTTGTATGGAAGATAATGGTCTATCAATTAAAGAATAATTTTTAAAATCGTCAACAAAGAATCCACTTTTAAATCTATTTTTTCCGTCGGCATCTCTAATTTGTAATGCTTGTGTATTTAACTCTAATAAAGATAATGAAGTTATTCGTTCCAAATTTTCAACCCGATCTTCAATATTACCAATGTCTCTCATGGTAAATCTTCTATTATCAATCAGAGTTATAGATGCATTTTGTGGAACATATAAGTAAGGTGGAAGATTGATGCTAGCAATTTCTAACAATGCATCATTTTTAGTGGGTGCTTTAGGATACTTTGATGATATTCCTTTTTCAACAATAAAAGTTCCATATTTATCAATATATAATTTATCAATTCTAGGAAGATAATACTCATACCCTACAATAGACCCTTCTCCAGGTGCCATTAAAAGTTTTGGAACGGAATCAAAACTTCTGGAACTAAAATCGAACGGAGAAATTGTTGCAGTAGTTGGATCAAATACGGATACTCTTGGGCGAAAATCTAAAGTATCTGTTGCTCTTGTTCTAAAACGACCTATGGTTGGTATATCTTGTGCAAATCTTTCTTCATCATAACTCAATACAGTAAATGCATCTCCAGTATCATCAGATGGTACAGAATAATAATCAAAGATGACTAATAATCTACGAGTTGGTTCTGGAACATTTCTATTTCTAACAATTCTAGAATAATCATAATATTCATCCTTCTGCCCTTTATTTAATTTAAATAATTGAGTTACATCTTTATAACTTCCTGATGTAATAGTTTCTATTTCTGTAATTATATTTGATTCTTGGAAAGTTACTGTTTCGCCAACATTGAACACATCATCGGTCAAATATACCAATTCTAAATTATTTACAGATGGAGATGAAACAACTCTAGCAATCGCATTACTAGAATTTCCTACTACATTTTCTCCGATTATTGCATTCGTTTGGACATTTGCAGTTGAAGTAAATTGAAATTTATCTAAAGTGGGATTTCCTGTTCCCAAAGATTCATAAATTACTATAACTTTTGCAACATCTGGATAGTTTAGAGAAATTTCTTCATCCTGAACTCTTAATCCATATTGAGTGTTAAAATTGAGTCCATCATTGTTGGAAGTATTAATACCAACTCCAGAATCAGAATATTTTGATCTTGTTATATTTAATGTCTGACTTCTATTATATTGTTTAATCTTACTTTGAACTCCAAATTTAGTAAGAGTTGTATTTACAATAACATTTGATTGACTTGCTCTCAATCCTTTAATTGTTACAACATTATTTGTTAAATCAAAAGTATCACTTGTAATTGTTCCTGCTATTCCAGTAGAATAGTGAACGCCATATCTCTCCTGATCAAAAGTTGCAAAAGAAGCACTGGTTATTCCAGAAATACTTGAAATATCAAATGTCAATGTACCAGCGGAATCACTAGATTCCCCAGTTATTTGATCAACAACTGTAAATGTTGAATTAAGTAAATCTACAGAAGAAATATTAATATCTGGTAATCGTGAAAATAACCGTGCATTTTCGGTATCAATAATTGGTCCACGAGCAAGTGGTGTAACTAAAAGATTTCCACTTCCAGAAGGTAACTTACCATCATAAACACCAGTGATTCCGGCACCAGCACTGACTGGACTGAGTTCTATAGAAAGTTTATCCGCAGAGATAGAAGAAACTCTATTAACAGTTTCAGTACTAAATCCTGGTCTTTGGTATGAAATAAGAGTATCGGTTCTTATTCCACTGAATACGTTTCCTGTTACTGTTACTGTTGAAACACCAGCATTTCCCAAATTACCAACTAATGGAATTGATATTTGTGAAATTCCATTAGGCATATTAAATTTTTCAAGAACTGAATCTGCCGTAAATGCAGGAAAATCACCACCCGCTGCCTGTCTTACTGATTTAATATTTTGAGTTCCATATTCAACAAAATCTGCAATTGTTCTTGAGAAATCAACTCCATTGATAGTTATTTGCTCTCCTTTAGCAAAAGAACCAGAAGTTTGTCTTAATAAAATACCTACAGACGTTCCTCCAGCAGCATCAACAAGAAATCCACTAGCACCACTACTCTTCCCTTTAATATAAGATCCATCAGGCATATCAGTTGCATCTACACTCTGATTGAGCGACAGTTTGGTATATGTTTGAATATCATATAATCTCAAATCATACTTTGTTTCTACTCCAGAATATGCAGCATCTGTAAGATTAAAAGTATATACTCTAGCATCACCTATTACTGATTCTGTATCACCTACTTTCCTATTCAATAATTGGATTGTTTTTTTATTTTGAGGAACACCAGTAACATTATTAACTCTAAGTAAATTTCCCATCTCAAATGGGACAGTTACGTTAGATTCTTTTTGTATATCTCTAGGTTTTTCTACATCAATTATTGTAGTTCCAACTTTTTCTACATCATATCCCCTCACATATGCTTTTCCTGGAGATATTTTAAAACACATCAAATCTTCGGATGGTGTATTTCTTTGTTCTGTTAATTCATTGGAGAAGAAAAGACCGTTATTCCCTAGTCTATTATTCAATGAATTATGAACTGACGGATCAAATGGTGTTACTGCATAATCACCAGATTCATCATATGTTCTTTCGGCCATATAATCACGAATTTGATTATATTGTGTTTTTGTGGTAATTTTTTGAATTTTGCCATCTTTTAATCTTAAAAGTTCAACAAAATCTGTATCATTGACATCTGATATTAATTTTTTGGTGAGAGTTAAATTTATTTTAAATCTATCTGCACCTGGTGCGGCAAAATTTGTAAATCCTTTTGCATTATCAAATAAAGACTCATCATCTTTAGATCCTACAATTAACTCATCAATTTTTAAACCAACTCTATATGATGGCGTATTTGTATAATTATCTAAAAGTATAGTTTGCTGCGAAACATTTACAAAATATCCTCTAATAAAATAAATCCCCTTACCGATGGAAGCTGCAGAACCAATAGCAGTTGCATCTGATGCGATTAAGGATGCAAATTCTGTTTCTGCAGGAATAGTAGTGTTTCCATAAGTTACATTATCCACACAAGATAATGATTCTCCATCTTCAAACGGAGTAAACTCAAAATCGTTATCAGAGTCTAGATATTTTACGTAAATTGTCAAAAATTCAAAATTATTATTATCGGCAAATTCAACTTGTTGAATTTTGGCAGTAGTGCCCGATTCTTGACCAATTATTTTTTTACCTATAAAATTTTCGATATACAATGCGACATCAATTCCAGCACTAGTAGCATTGAGTTTTACAGCGTAAAACTGGCCATCATAAGAAATATTTCCCGGTACAACAACTGAACCTTCTTTAAATATATGACTACCAAAAGATTCTATCTGCCCCTGTAAAAGAGACTGTGACGTTGTTAATTCTCTCGCTTGAACTGGAAATCCCGGTTTAAATAAAACTTTATAAAAATTCTTTTCAGAATCGTAGTCATCATAATATGGATTGATATTTAAATTTGTTTTTTGTGACATTGTTTTTTAGAATTCCAGAATAATTTTAACGTCTTCTTTTTGGCGAGAATCTCTTTGAATAAGAGGTCTATTATCAATGTAAATGATTTCCCCTGTCTTCTTATTTATCTCCGGATTTGCAAGTCCATCTGTAAAATTAATGCCCAAATCAATTTCTTTAGAATTCACTGTTGTTTTAATTCCAGAAAATCCAGTATCAATCGATCCCGTGAATGGGGAAATATTATTTCCTGAAGATTCAAAAGATAATAATTTACTATTACTACTAACATTATCAATGTCAGTATGATCTTTTGTATTTCCAAAGTATAATGATCTATCTTGGAAATATTTTAATACTTTAGTTTCATCGTCATATGATGCAACATATCCCTTAGCAGCACCTCCGCTTACCGCTTGTGACATTGCTGCACCTACAACTGGAGTCGATGTAACCGAGTTTAATCTTACTGCAAATAAAGATGAATATTGATTAGCAGTAAATATTGTAGAAGATGAATATTGTTGAGGATTTTTTAATACTCCAACCTGAGTAAATTTAGTATCAATTGGAAAATCTCTATTTGAATCATCAAATCTGGCATATATTAGTATTTTATCCGTACCTAATTCTGTATAGATATCATAACCATGACCCTTTGATGGTGGAATAATTGGTATTAAATTTGCAGGATCTGCCAATGACCCGGAAGGTTGAAGAGATCCTAAATCGACTATTCCATAAGTATATCCACTACCGCCAGCAGTTACGGTGGCAGAAGTTATTGTTCCGGAAGAATTTACATCAATTAATACTTTGGCACCACTTCCATCACCATTAATTGCCACAATTCCGGAAGTGTAATTGGATCCACCATTAGCAATGTATATTTTCTTAATCTGATTTAAATTTATATCAGAATCACCTGCTTCTCTAATACTTTGAATTTGGGTATCTGTTGTTGTTGCCCAATCATTGGGAACTACAACATACTCAGTAGAATCAAATTTTATAATATCACTAGGAGCTACTGAAAAAAGGTATTTCCAAATATACCCATCACCACTAGTTCCAGCTGCTGACGGTTCCAAGTCAGTAAAGGTTGGTTCATCCTTTGATACATTTCCTTTCAAGTTAGAACCTGAAGAACCATTATCGATACAAATATAAACTCTAAAGTCACTATTAATCACATAATAATTCGTATCATACAATCTACTTAAATTGGAATTGGGGGCAGGATTTGAAATACTATAATCATGCCTGTACATGTCATATCTAGTGTTAGAAGACCAGTTGACTTTCCTTATAAGTCTTCTAACATTAGATGTTGTTACTTTTTTTCCAAATATAGCAGTATCTCTATATTGTGAAGTAAACTGCAAATTATCTGTTGGTGTTGGGGTATTACTATTCCATTCAGCATCTGAAGTAGTTCTACCAAAACCAGACACTGGATTAGCTGGATTTGGCAATCCTAAAAATACAT